GTATAAATAGGTACAGTATTGGAATGGAAGATTACTTCGATCGTCTGGGCACCTTACATGAGACGACAAGTAACTATCCGCCATACAACCTAATTCAAGTCAGCAATGTTGAGTCTCTGCTTGAGTTAGCACTCGCAGGATTTAAAAAGGAAGAAATCAATGTCTACACCCAAGACGGAAAGCTTTTTGTCGAAGGACAAAAGGCAGACACTGAGTCCGATCGAGATTATTTACATAGAGGAATGGCTCAGAGAAGTTTCACACGATCATGGACCCTCAGTGACGAAACGGAAGTTAGATCAGTTACTTTTGAAGATGGGTTACTAACAATCGATCTCGCAAAGATTGTTCCAGACCATCATAAACGTAAGGATTACCTATAAATAATCCTGAATATCGTCGGCGCAATGCCACGGGAGGTAATGGCAAAATCCATTGACACCTCCCTTTTTTATTGCTATAATGCTGAGAGGAAACCCAGGAACAATGTCTGTAAAATTAATTCTATTGAAGTCTGGAGAGACCGTTATCTCCGATGCTAAAGAACTTCTTTACGGAGAAGAAGAAGGTAAAATCGTTGGTTATCTTCTGAATAATCCGTTCACTATTTCTACACAAAAAAGTATTCTTCTTACCGAAGAACCCCAGTTTGATTCAAAAGATTCTACTGTTGAGATTACAATGTCTCCATGGATTCTTTTGACATCAGATAAAGCAGTTCCCATCAAACCCGATTGGGTAGTAACGGTTGTAGAACCACTTGAATCTGTTAAACAAATGTATGAGGATCGATTAAATGCCTTCACCGAACAAGACGATCAAAGCACTCCTGCTGAAGGTTGATAACGTCGTTATTTGCGAAGTTGTTGAACTTGAAGTAGAATTGGGAGAACCCGACTGCAAGATCATTAAACCGTATGAATATGTTGATGGCAACTTGGTTCCTTGGCCAGAGGTTTCTGGTCAAGATGAATTGAGATTGCGCTCAGAAGACATCCTAACAGTGGTCGAACCGACACAAGAAATTATCGACCAGTATCTCAAATTGACTTCTTTAACTTGATTTCGTAATGCGATTTTATACCAACGTTCAAATGGTCGGAGATCATTTTCTCGTTAGGGGTTATGAAAATGGACAACATTTCATGATCCGAGAAAAGTTTTCTCCGACTCTTTTTGTGCCCTCTAAAAAAGAAACTAGGTACAAGACTCTTCAGGGAGAATGTGTTGAGGCAATTCGACCTGGGACTGTAAGAGACTGTAGAGAATTTATCAAAAAGTATGACGGTGTAGAGAACTTTAAGATCTACGGGAACGATAGGTATATCTATCAGTATATTTCTGATAAGTATTCTGAAGAAGAAATCAAGTTTGACATGAGCAAGATCAAACTTGTAACTATTGATATTGAGGTCAAATCTGAGAACGGATTCCCAGATGTAGAATCTGCTGCTGAAGAAGTTCTATTGATTACCCTTCAAGATTACAATACGAAGGAAATCATTACTTGGGGTCAAGGTCCATTCGAACTAAAGCAAGGTAATCATTATTATAAGCAATTTAATAATGAGTATGATCTGCTGAATGATTTTATTAACTGGTGGATGGTTGAAGAAAACACTCCAGAAGTTGTTACTGGATGGAATATTCAACTGTACGACATCCCATACATCTGTCGTCGCCTAGACAGAGTTCTTGGCGAAAAACTTATGAAGAGGTTTTCTCCTTGGGGATTGGTAACCGAAGATAAAACTGTCATCATGGGTCGCGAGCATATTACTTATGATGTTGGTGGTATTACTCAACTCGATTATCTCGATTTGTATAAAAAGTTTACTTATACCAACCAAGAATCGTATCGTCTAGACTACATATCTAGTGTTGAACTCGGGCAGAAAAAACTTGATCACTCTGAGTTCGATACTTTCAAGGACTTCTACACTAAGGGGTGGCAAAAGTTCGTAGAATACAACATCATTGACGTGGAACTTGTTGACCGTTTGGAAGACAAGATGAAACTCATTGAACTTGCTGTTACTATGGCGCTTGACGCCAAAGTAAACTTTGTCGATGTGTTTTTTCAAGTTCGCATGTGGGATGCTATCATCTACAACTACTTGAAGAAGAGGGATGTAGTTATACCTCCGAAAGAAAAGTCCGATAAAGATTCTAAGTATGCGGGGGCATATGTCAAGGAACCGATTCCTGGAAAGTATGACTGGGTTGTTTCTTTTGACCTTAACAGTCTGTACCCTCACCTTATTATGCAGTACAATATCTCGCCCGAGACCCTTAGGGAGACAAGGCATCCATCGGCAACTGTTGATAAGATACTTAATGAAGAACTGACATTCGAAATGTACAAGGACAATGCGGTCTGTGCGAATGGTGCCATGTATCGTAAAGATGTCCGTGGTTTTCTTCCTGAACTGATGGAGAAGATCTACAAAGATCGTACCATCTATAAGAAGAAGATGCTTGCTGCAAAACAAGATTATGAAAAAACTCCAACGAAGGCACTGGAAAAAGAAATCGCCCGCTGCAACAACATCCAGATGGCGAGAAAAATTCAACTTAACTCTGCTTACGGTGCGATTGGTAATCAGTATTTTAGGTATTATAAACTTGCAAATGCTGAAGCAATCACTCTCTCGGGTCAAGTTTCGATCCGTTGGATTGAGAACAAAATGAACAAATATCTAAATAATCTTTTGCAAACAAAGGATAACGATTATGTTATCGCATCAGATACTGATTCGATCTATCTTAATCTCGGACCTCTTGTTGATAAATTTTTTAGTGCTAAATCTAGCGATAAAGCAGCAATTGTGGGGATACTTGACAAGATCTGCAAAGAAAAATTCGAACCTTTTATTGAACGTTCATATCAGGAGCTTGCGGATTATGTTTCGGCGTATGACCAGAAGATGCAAATGAAGCGAGAGAATATCGCTGAACGTGGTATTTGGACTGCGAAGAAGCGATACATTCTCAATGTATGGAACAGCGAAGGAGTTCAGTATTCTGAACCCAAGTTGAAAATGATGGGGATTGAGGCAGTTAAGTCTTCAACTCCTGCTCCATGCCGTCGAATGATTAAAGATGGTTTGAAGTTGATGATGAATGCTACTGAAGATGACGTTATTGATTTCATCGAAAAATGTCGTGCTGAATTTAGCAGTCTTCCTCCCGAACAAATTGCTTTCCCTAGGACTGCATCCAATGTTCAGAAATATCATTCTCATGCTGACATTTATGTTAAGGGTACACCAATCCATATTAGAGGTGCTCTCCTTTTTAATTATTATATCAAGGACAAAAAACTTACCAATAAGTACTCTCTTATTGGTAATGGAGAAAAAATTAAGTTTTTGTATCTGAAGAAACCAAACATTATTCAAGAGAATGTGGTTTCTTTTATTCAAGATTTTCCTAAGGAACTCAATCTTGACAAATACATTGATTATGAACTACAATTCCAGAAGAGTTTTGTAGAACCACTCAAAGCAATTCTTGATGCTATTGGGTGGAAAGTAGAAAAAACAGCAACACTAGAGGCATTTTTTAGCTGATGGATCTTCCTATTAACGACAACGAACTTGCAAAAATTATTAGTGCTCTAACACTTGGTGGAGATACTGCTTTGTATCAAAAGCTCAAACTTGTAAAAGAACTGCGCGAACAGGGCAAACCTTATAAAAAAATTCTTAGGGAACAATATGGTATGGTTGCATGAATCTACCAATAAATGAGAGAGAATATGATCAACTAATAGAGTTGTTACGAAGATCTGGGGAAGATCATAAGCAACTTTATGCTAAACTGTGGTCATACAAAATGAATTACTTGATCAAGGAAAAAAATGGATTTTCTTAAAGAAATTGTAAAAGAGATTGGAGATGAGTACACCAAACTCGCTTCTGATATTGATGATGCTGAACAATATGTTGACACAGGTTCGTACATTTTTAATGCACTGGTTTCAGGTAGCATATTTGGTGGTGTATCTGGGAATAAGATTACTGCTATTGCTGGAGAGTCTTCTACTGGAAAGACTTTCTTCAGTCTCGCCGTTGTTAAGAATTTTCTCGATTCCAATCCCGATGGTTATTGTCTCTATTTTGATACTGAGGCAGCTGTTAATAAGGGACTTCTAGAAAGTCGTGGTCTAGATTTAGATCGTGTTGTAGTGGTCAACGTTGTTACTGTTGAAGAGTTCCGTAGCAAGGCACTCAAGGCAGTTGACCTATACTTAAAAAAATCCGAAGATGAGCGCAAACCCTGCATGTTTGTACTAGACTCTCTTGGTATGCTTTCAACTGAGAAAGAGATTACTGACGCACTCAACGACAAGCAAGTTCGGGACATGACCAAATCCCAACTCATCAAAGGTGCGTTCCGTATGCTCACACTCAAGTTGGGGCAGGCAAACATTCCCATGATTGTTACTAACCACACCTACGATGTCATTGGCGCTTATGTTCCTACAAAGGAGATGGGAGGCGGTAGCGGTCTTAAGTACGCTGCTTCTACTATCATCCATCTCAGCAAGAAAAAAGAAAAGGACGGAACAGAAATTGTCGGAAATCTTATCAAGGCAAAGACTGCTAAGTCGCGTTTAAGTAAGGAGAATCAAGATGTTACGGTGCGTCTTTATTACGATGAGCGTGGTCTTGATCGTTATTACGGTCTTCTTGAACTCGGTGAACTGGGCGGTCTCTGGAAGAACGTCGCAGGACGCTATGAGATTGATGGAAAGAAAGTCTATGCTAAAGCAATTCTCAAGGACCCCGAAGCATATTTCACCACAGAGGTAATGGAAAAACTTGATGAGATTGCTCAGAAAGTTTTCAGTTACGGTGCTAACTGATGCAGTCTGCCTATCCTAGACTCTTTGGTACTCCAGTATCATTGCACTATTTTGGGGAAACTGTTTCTCAGTTAAATCGTAATATTGTCAATGATGCCCTGGGAGAATATAAATCAGATCCAAAAGGAACAATTCGTAGTAATTTTGGAGGATGGCATAGTCAAAATACTTTAGAAGAAAAGTATTCGAGTTTTCAATCTCTTAAGCAACTTATTTGCGAACAAGTAAAACTATATGCTGTTAATCATGGATTTGCTGATAATATCAACGCCGATGATCAATTAGCAGAATTGGATGTATACTCATTATGGGTAAACATAAGTGAACCTGGAGATATGAATACTCCACACACTCATGGTATGGATTGTATGACAGGAGTTTATTATCCTGCCGATTGTTTAATCGACGGGAACTTGATAACTTCTTATAATGATGATAAACTGCCCTTAGGCAATAACGTTGCAAATGGATCTTTGGATGATCCAGGAGGATCTTTAGCTCTTTTAGATCCTTCTTATGGAAAGAGAATCGGTTTAGTTCCCTATCCAGAATCGGAAAACTGTCCTTGGTATCATCTCTATCCAAAAGCAGGACTTTTGGTATTATTCCCTGGTTACTTAATACACATGGTAACTCCTTTTAAAGAGAAAAAAACTAGAATGAGTATATCATTCTCTGTACGATACTTTTAATTAATGATGGAAAGAATTGAGACTACTATTCTACGCAACCTGGTATTTGATGAAGAGTATTCTCGCAAAGTAATTCCTTTTATTGAACCTGATTATTTTGATCAGAGATCTGAAAAAGTTATTTTTGAAGAGATTACTCAGTTCAT